TGGGGGTCGAAGAGGTAAAAAGTCATGCGCGGAAAGAGCTTGTGCAAAGCAAAAGCCCAAGCCGGGGGGAACGCACCCAGGCCAACAACGGCAGCCGATTCGTGGATCCGGTTGTCGATGAGGGCCGTGGCGATGGAGTAAATGTTGTTGAAGAAGTTCGTGAGAACACCGCGGTGGGGCAGTCCATTACCTGCGGTCAGGAGGTCCTCGCGGAGCGCGCTGTAAGGGCGCTTGACGAAGGCAAGGTCGGCGGTCCGGACGTGCACATCGTCCAGGTTGAGGACGAGGTGGGACGTGTGTGCGTCGACGGTGCTGGCCTCCAGAGAAACCTTGGTGTGGGGCTTCTCGATAAGACCGGGATGGAATGCAGCTCTCTCGTCCGCCTCGTAAAGAACGGGGAGGCGGCTAGCTCGCTCGAAGACGGTTGGGTTGCGGGGTTCAAGGGGCGGGGGCCGAAGCGCCCGAGCCGAGTCCCCGGCGAGAACGTCGTTTGCCCATGCCTCGAACGCCGCGAGTTCGCGGTCGTCGTACATGGAGCTGGCGAGTTCGATCATCCACTGGCGGGTCTCGTTGGCATAGAGGTCGAAGGTGACCCCTGGTGCATGGACGTATCCGATGGTGAATGACTCGTCTTCGATTGATTCGTAGAGAGGAGCGAGTGCCTCCTTAGCGGCCCAGCGCTCGACCGTGACCTTCATGTCATTGGTCCGGGTGCAGAGAGCGGTGAGGATTGCATCGCAGAGGAGGCCGATGATTGGTGTTCCGCCGTCGGTGGCCCAGTAGCCCAAGGCATGTGAGACGGCGCACTGTTCGTGTGTCCATCCACTGCCGGGGGCAGCATGCGTGGAGAGGTGGAACTTCGACAGTGCGCGCTCGATGTCGCACATGTTCGTAGCGTCTCCATACCACGCTTGGGGGCTCCAATAGCGAGAAAGGAACTTGACAGAAAAGAGCGCCTCGCCACTGGGCGGTGCCGAGTGGCGCACGATGCACTTGATTTGGAGTCCGAAGTCATCACACACCTGCGTGAGTTGGGCAGGGGTGACGCTGACAACGATGCCATCGTCGCCGCCGAACAAGCCGAGGCGCCCTGCGAACAGGGCATCCAGGGCGTAAGCGGGGCCGTGGGTTGCAGCACAGGCAGCAAAAGCGACAAACGCATTGTTGAGCGTGTTGTCAGTCGATGTGCCAGGCGAACCTGAGCCGCGTCCTGTCCCTTGGGTGACCTTGAGACCGTGGACGCCGCGGATGGTGTTGTTGTGGTCCAATTCTGCCATGACCTTGGCCGTAGCCACGCCGAAGGCATTGATGTTGCACTGGTGGGTGACCCGACGCGAGAGCGGGGAGATGGTGCCGTCAAATCGCGTGAAGTCAGTCTCCAAAGCCGTATCATGGCCGTTGAGGAGATGCGGGATTGCCTCCGACAATTCACGTGGGTGTTTGCCGAAAGCGTACCACCGGTACTCTTTCATCGCCTTTCCTTTGGACATCTCGCACGTCGACAAGAACAATTTGGCCGACGGGTCGTATGTTGAGATGTTCCTAGGAGGGGGCTTCCCGGTTTCCTTCTTTTGGAATGCCTTGATCACGCTGCGACGGATCGTCGCAAACACACCAGCAATGCCAAGGGTCATTGCCTCCGCCGTCTGGACACGCTGAGTGAGCCGGGACTGTTGGGCGTCCACTTGCTCATCGGTGTGCATAGGCAGGGGCTTTGGAAAGACAGCCTTGGCAAACATCTTAATGAGGTCGTCGTAATCATCAGAGTCTGCGAGGGACCTGATGTTAGCGATTCGGTCGGTGAAACACACGGCCTCATTGCGCTCCGTGACGTATGGAGCGGCAGCCTGCTTCGGAACGATCGGGCCCATGAACTCATAAAGGTACGGGCGCCGCTCGGCAAGCCGGTCTGGTGCCGAGTCGAAGTGGGGTGCAGATACGTGGTGTTGGCCCCAGGGTATAACGGGTCCCTGGAGGTGATCTGGCATCAATGCGAACACATTCGCCGGTCCGGTGAGAGTGTAAACCCGGCTGTTGGGCGGGCGGCCTCCCAGTATGGTCGCGAGCGAGAACGCGCTCGGCTTACTGGTGTACGACTTGAGGATTCTGTCGTAGGCCAACTCTGTGTCGGAATGGCAAATGGAGGTGAACGAACCGTCGAGGGCCGTGGTGATATAGGAGATGACGTTATCCCCTGGTTCACCAGGCCCTGGAGCGGCGGGCTTTACAGGTCCATAGAACCGCATGGCCCACCAACGCTCCGGCGCCGTGCCCGTCGTCGTCTCCACCATGGTGGGGCGGAGTCGGCGGGGCTGCGTCGTAGCGTCAAGTCGCAGCATGGCGAGCCATGACAGCTCGTTAACTGGGACACTCAAGATGATCGCTCGGTTGTTGCCCAAGTAAATGCGCTTCTGCTCGCGGAGGTATCCGCGAACGTGCACGCACGAGAGGGCGTAACAGACGAAAACGATCCCAACATTCATTAAGGTGGCATAGCCAAATCGCTGGAGGGCGATGCAAGCTAGGAGCAGTGCGATGTTCGAGGCAAGGGTGGTCCGGATGCGGGTGCCGACATGCGTTGTCAGTTCGCGGGTCCGGTCCCAGAGTTCGTGTTCATACGAGCTCGGTGAGCCTTGGAAAATCCACTTCGTACCACCCCAACGGAACTTGTAGTCACTTGATTGTCCGGCGACAGTGGTCGGGTACCAGACGTAAGACATTACAATATTCTCGTTGGCGTACAGGTCAGCGATTGTGGTCATCGTGCCCGTAAGTTGGTTTGAGTTTGTGAGATGGTCGCTCACGTCCACGTCAGTGATGACATGGTCCGCGGTGAGGACATCGGCATGGGTGATTGCATTGTACGCAATGTCCCGAATGTTATGGATCCATCTGGATCCTGCAGTTCCCTTTCGGAGCTGGGATCTGCTTTTCGAGACGTTGTATTCACGCTTCTTGATCGAAGCAATGAACTGCGAGATGAACTTGACTGCCGAGTTTCGTTGCGCCGCGTCGTCACTGTGTTCGTTGGACGAGGCGGCCCACCCGCGGGGCACGCGGATGGTGTTGAGCAACTCTCGGTATGAGCCAAAGTCAT